TTAGATGACAGGGCAGCTATCAAACTCTCCCGATCGTGCATCATTGATGATGTAAGTGATCACCCCAAATACTGGCGAAGTCACATTGTAGTCACCCGTTAAGTCTGGTATCTCTTCGCGCTTACCGTTCTCCAGGTTCACCAGGTGCGGTCTTGGGTGCACGCGGAAGCGTTTTATCTTTAGCTCACCATCTAACCTACAGATGAGCAGAGAGCCATCGCAAGGTATCAGGGAGCTATCTACCACTAACAAGGCACCATTCATGATGCCTTCTCTCCAGTATGTCTGCCCTGCTCTCATGAAGTATGTAGCTGATGGATGCTCAATAAATTTCTCGTCTAGCGATATGTGGCGCTCAACGTAGTCCGCTGCCGGAGAAGGGAAGCCCATAGTTACCTCTATCTACTATTGACACTTGATAAAAACACAGTATATATACTGTATATCCAACCAGTAAAGGGAGAAGGTAAAAATGTTTGTTGAGCTGGTTTATGACAAGAGAAACGTTGCCGGGTTGCCAGGTGCAAGTAACATCATTCTGACCGAATTGACGAAGCGGGTGCACCGGATTTTTCCCGATGCTGAGGTGAGGGTGAAGCCAATGCAGGCTAACGCCTTAAACAGCGACTGCACCAAAAATGAGAAAGAACGGCTGAACCGCATGCTGGAAGAAATGTTTGAAGAGTCTGACATGTGGCTGGTTTCAGAATAAGAGCATTGTTTTGTCATATTGCATATTTAGAATCCGCAGCGGCTGGCAATCATTCAATACTCGCAATATCGAACGAACGCCAGCTTACCGCCGCACGTTCTTGCATACGACGGGCGGCGGTATTTTACCTACCACCCGCCGGAAACTTTTTATATAGCGTCGACATGCCAACATCGTAAATTATAGCCACACGTCTTCGCGGCTCTCCAGCGGCAATCAATCTCCCGGCTTGTGCCCACTGTTCCGTCGACAACTTAGGGCGCCGGCCTCCGACCCTTCCTTTCGCGCGCGCGGCTGCCAAGCCGGCAAGTGTCCTTTCGACGATAAGTTCTCGCTCCATCTCTGCCAGCGCAGACATGATGTGGAAAATAAACCTCCCCATCGGGCTGGAAGTATCAATGCTGTCAGTCAGGCTCCGGAAATGGATACCGCGTTGTCGCAACTCATCGACCAGTAGCACAAGATTCCGCATGCTCCACCCTAACCGATCCAATTTCCAGACCACCAACGTATCCCCCTCTTTAAGGGTGCGCAGGAGTTTTTTCAGTGCAGGTCTGTTAGCAACAGTACCGCTCATTTTTTCCTCAAAAATCTGCTCACATCCTGACCGTTCAAGCGCCTCTCTCTGCAGATCAGTATTTTGTTCATTTGTTGATACCCTCACATAGCCTATTTGCATATTTTTTAATCACTCTTTCACATATGGTGGTGGTGATTTTATCGGCAAATTAATGAGGCTCTAACCGATACTGAGGCGCAGCAGGCTGATGCCATAGCCAAAGCAGAACTGCAACGCCAGCAATTAATAAGTGTTGCGATGCAGTCTATCAGTGTCATTCAATTGAAATTGCAGGCAGGGCGAGCGCTGAGTGATGCAGAAAAAAATAAACTCAATGCGACGCTTGATTATATTGATGCGGTTACTGTAACCGATATAGCAACCGCACCGGATATTAACTGGCCTTTTCCTCCGGAAGCATAGGCCAGTCGGGTTTTGCTGTGTCAACGCGCATCAGCAGAACCCGGTATTTTTTCCAGTCAGCCAGCGCGTCAGTTTCCTCATCCGTCGCGATACCGGCGTCAACAGCATCCTGTCGCCAGGCGATTTCAGAATCTGCGTTAGCTTTCAGATTCAACTTAATTGCTTCTGCGGCGGCTATTTTTTCCTCATATGTTGTGGGAGGGACGTCAACCCATGCAGGCATACCATCAACCACTCCCCGCACTTTCCCTACAGGAGACTCCCTGTTAAATTCAGCCTCAACAGTATCATCAATATCAATTAAATCACTAAGGTCATCCCATGACGATTGATAAGCAGGGAGCATTTCAATCGGGAAAAACGCGTTATATTTTGCTGACCATTTATATTTATTCATTTTACTCACCTATGCAGAACCAGTTAAATCGCACCTGCGCACCCGCGCGACGAAAGAAAAACGATGTTTTTGATAATGAGTTATCATCCTGGACAACATAGGCGATAGATCCTGCATCAGCACTGGTCCCTGATAGAGACATAATCACTCGCCCTACTGAACTGGGGAAAGGTACAGGAAAATTTATGGTCCCTGATGTTGCAGAGCCAGTGTAAGTCCCCCACTGCAATAATTTCCCGTTTGGTAATTGGCTCCATCCTGAACCAGAACCAAAGCTGGACATGTCCGGGATTTGATTTTCACCTGTTCCTACGTCCTTCGTTGCCGCTGTTCCCAAACCAAGGTTTGAGAGAGCCGTTGCAATCGCTTCTGCGCCGTCTTGTTTAATGTCGCCAAACGGATTCGAACGACTCAAAAGTAATGCACGAAGTGCAGTTAGTAACTGATTGTGTTTCCCTTTATCCAGTTCCTCGCCGGATTCTTCTACCACCGCACAGAGTTCTTCCTGAAGCATGTCACAATAATCATCGTCAAGATCGGTTGCCGGGGTTCCTGTCTGGGGGTTCCCTCGGGTAAAGCCGTTCTTACCCGCGCCGAATTTATCTTTCTGCGCAGTTACTGTATCTATACGGTGCATGGGTTACTCCGGATATTTGAAAATTACGTAGGTATGAGAAGGGCAAAGCTTATTGAGGACACACTCAACAACTGTGTCGCCCCATATTCTGATCGATGAATCACAGGGATCGTTGCAGGTCATCCAGGTTGTTTCTGTTGATGACGGCATATTGACCTGCCAGTAATACCGCCAGTCCGTGGAATACACCCCATCCGTACATTTTGAAGTGCAGGTAAATGTGCTTTTATCGTATCGCGTTATAGTCGCACCAGGTTTTCCAAGAGCAACAAGTTGCGCCAGATAAAATGCCTCGTTAATCCCACCAGCCAGGTTAACTTTTGCATCAAGCCGTTGTTGGCGCTGACGTATTGTCTGCGTTCCGGATGGAATACATTCATCAGGTAAGCCACAGCATTTTTCCCAGCGGTTTATCAGTTCTGTGGTTGTTCGTGGATCGATCTCCAGCATCAGTGAATCAGCGCGCCGATGCACTCTGAGTAATGAGGGGGCGGTCCCCTTTATCGCCGCATCATCAACTGTCCAGGCTGGCCCTGGAGGAAGAAGCGCGGCGAGCAGGTGAATATAATCATCTTCATTCACTGCCACGTTACGCCTCCCAGAACGGCCAGTTCATTCTTCGCGATCGGCGTATCAGCAGCCGGCGCAATCAGTTTGTGGCTGTGCTCACCAGCAGCAATTGAGATGGCTTCATTGATACGCGACAACTCGAGAACCCCATCAGGATAACCATCACGAAGGAGAAAAGAACGAAGTTCGGCCACTACTGCAGCTCGTGTTTCAGCATTGTCCGGATTCAGATCAATAGTGAAATCGATGGTTTTAGGTGTCGCTTTGAAAACATACAAATCAGAACCCGCCACAGGGGCCAGTGGTTCTATATGCGCCTGCGCGGCAGCTACAGTTACGTCATCAAGTATCGGATTGATCAGGTCACTACTTGCGACCATCACACCAACTGTGCCTGTCCCCATCCAGTGGCGGTAAGTCCAGGCTCGGGTGATCCCAGGAACCTCTTTAGCCCAGACAATATAATCACCATCTGCGCCACCCTGTGGTGTCCAGTAGTAGCGCTCAAGAACTCTCGATCGCCACTCTTCAACATCCTCTACATCAACACCACCTGCCAGCGTGTCAGCCATCCCGCCAGATGGCAGTCCATTAACCGGAGTGACAAGAGACAGCGAAGTGCCATCGTCCGCATTTCCTGTAGTGCCATTAACATTACAAATTATGGGTAGCCGTAATACTCCACCAGCACTTTTAGCATCGGCCGTCGCTGTGTACTGAACAAAATCATCACGCTGGATGATGGCCCCGGCTTTGACTGTCAGATTGTCAGCCACGCCCTCCCATCGCATGAAACCAGCCGCTGCTGTTGCGGCCTTTCTCGGACACCGCTTCATGGCAGCATGACGGGCAAGCCATCCCTCATCACATAGATCTGGCAGCATATTCATTGCCAGATAATCGATATACCCGTAAACCGTATGTAATGCCCCGGCATAGACTTTAGCCCTGACATCCTCATCCATCCGGCGAAGTTCATCATTGATATCCAGACGGGCAAAGAGATCGGTGCGTATCATGCTGATATTTTCAGCCAGTGTTGGCCGCTGGAATTCACTGTCCGCCATGAGTGATTACGCTCCATAAATCATTAAAGGAAATGGTAACCGGCCCGTCCCGGCGCCAGAGAACAATTTGATTACCGAGTTCGTTAATACCGGTTCGCTGAATATCAATGTCGATACGTGATACCACCCCATCATCAATCATCCACTGGAGTGCATCACGCAGATAAATTCGCACCTTATTCACCAGGGCATTGGTCAATTTGCTGCGTTGTAAAAGCCATAGTTTTGAGCCGTAACGATCATTGGCAACAACGGGCCATGTATCGCCCCACCAGCCCATAGGGACATCAGCATTGTCATCAGGATCAGCACGACGATGTGTAAAAAGTGAAATAACCACAGCCCTTACCAGCGGATTCAGCGACGAACTGACGCTAACCCGCTTACCATTTACCGTAAGCCAGAGTTCCATCATTCCCCCATCTGACTGGCCGGGGTATCAGTGTTGTTACCCTGCCCGTTTTCTTTGTGTTTATGACCGTTATAGACAATCCGCATCGCTGACATCGTCAGCCCGCCGGAATCACACAGATCCTTAATATGTCCCGTTGCCTCGATATCCATTTCAAAACGGGCTTTCGGGGCATTAACAAACCGGATTAGATTCCCGCCGCCGTCAACAACAATTCCAGAACGTGTGAGGTGAACCTTCTGTCCGAGATCGTCATACAGGGCGACTTCACCCTCTTTCAGTCCGCGAAGCCGGTACCGGCGATCAGCAACCGCAATCACAATGCCGTGTGATCTGTCACCATCAGGAAACAGAACCACGCCTTCAGCTCCCGGTTTCGCGTGAGAAGTAAACCCGTAAGGCTCAAGATGTTCTATACCCGCTTTCGTCTGGGCACCGATAAGTTCAACATCCACCATCTGGCATTTACTGGCAGCATCAATACTTTTTACGACTGCGCGACCAATCAGACAAAGCACCTGCCTCTGCAGGCTTTGCATTACACCCATCAGAACGGGTCCTCTTTGGCTTTTCGTTTTTTAGTACGTTTCTGCTTCTCATCTTCCGGTTCTGGAAGATAAGCATCCGGCGGCCCGACACGAAGTTCCGCTAATGTGCCGTTATTATCTTTGGTGAATGACACTTCAGAAATGAGCAGTTCGCGGTTATTGAATCCGCATACAGGGTCAAAAACGATGACACGCTGATTCGGTTGCCAGAGCGAGCCGTCACCCTGTCGCCAGCCCCAGACCACATAAGTGGTTTCGTCGGTACGTGCGGCACGTTGTCTGGCTTCAAACTCAGCGCGGGCTATACAGCTTGCGCCTGTTGATTGTCCTGTCTGTTGCACAACCATCGGACGATAACGCCCTATTCCTGCATCAGCAGTTTTTGACCTCAGAGCCGTAGTGGTTGCTGCCCCAAAATCATTATCATTCCCGGCACGCTGGCCGGAGACCTGATAAGTTGAAAAGCGGTCGCGGATACTTTTTTCGGTATCACAGGAAATAACATTTTGCCCCAACACCAGGGCAGTATGCGCCCGCGTGGAACCCGGTACGCCGATAACCAGACGCCCTTTCGGATCGTCGTATGCCAGCGCCTGTTGCTGACCAAGCATTTTATTGAGAACCTCAATGACCGTCTCACCGTGATCTGGCTGAACGCCCGGTATTGCCGCAGCAGGGGCCCCCGAATCCACGACAGATATGCCAAATGGTTTCGCCAGTGCAGCGGCAACCTGAACAAGCGATTGCCCGTTGAACTGGGTTGGTTCTGCGGAACAGTCAATAAGGTCGGCCGTCAGACTGCGACCGCTGATCCCGGTGCTGATTGACCTCGCGTCATAGCGAACCGGCGTCGCCTCTACCCAGCCAGTAATGACCAGATCATCACCGATGAGGACTTCTACCTTGTCACCGTTTTTTACTTTTGGCTGCAACGAGTTAGAACCTTCACCACCAGGCCACTCGCGGGTAATTTCAACGCTGAAGTCGCGCGCGATGCGCTCAATACCTGCGCCTATGCGAACAGATGTCCAGCCGCCCCATTCCCGCCCGTTAACACGTAGCGTAACGTTATCGTTCATCGTACAGGAACCCTCAGCGGAGATACTGGAACGAAGCCAGGATGTGCCACAGCGTTACGCTTTACGATATCTGACTCGCGATCCGCATTATCAAACCATGTGGCAGCCAGAACCAGCGCGGGTGTAACCTCATCCGGTGTTCTTATGACGGTCTTTGACGCCTGAGTTAACCGGGTTTTAATATCGTTATTGAGATCAGATTTCACTCTGCGGAGCGCCAGAAAAAGACGATCATCAGTGATGCGGGATAGCTCTTTGTCGATGGCATCATTCAGTGTGTCACGTACATCGACTAACTCATCCCATGTTGGCAAATCGACAGAAACCGTTTCTTCCTGGGCATTATTCAATGCCGGATGCGATACAACCGGCCAGCCAGTTGTTTCCTGTGTGGCATCACGCGCTGGCGTTACCGATGCAGGTAAACTTGTCACCGTGTACGCGGCTTCACTGATTGCAGTCGTGCGGATCGCACTGGCAACATAATTGCTCTGTTGCGTTCTGTTTTTCGTCGTCGTGCTGTCAGTTTTCCAGACACCACGGGGAGCAAGATCACTCCCCAATGTGATACCTGAGAAATTTTTAATCATGGTGTAAAGATCGCTGGCATTACCTGTCAGGCGATTGCCGGCGCGCCACATCGTCTGAAGTTGTTCAATGAACCCCTTACCTGATGATGGCGGAGGCAATAACACAGAAATATCGCCCTGCAATAATCGGGCAGCAGAAGAAATACCAGAATCAACCATCGCCATTTTATCTGATACAAAACCGAGCATACTCTTTGCATCATCTAATACACCGCCCTGAACAAAGTCTGGCATGCCATCCATACCAAACTGATCAAAGCTATCGCTGATACAGTCATCTAATGCTGAGCAGGATGAAACCAGTGTATTTGCCGTTGCAGTGCCAGCCGTTGGATATGAAAGTTCCCCGGCCTCAACGAACCGCAGATCGAAGCGCACCATGCGCCCTTCACTGCTTGCGGTGCTGACATTAATCTCTCCGTCAACACAGACACTGATTTCCCCATAGGTCGGATGTACCAGCGTACCCGGTCCCGGTTTGTTCAGTGCCTCAATAAGTCTGTCACGTTGATCAAAGCAGTCATCTCCGATCACATAGGCGGTGATGCCAGGACGCAGCGTTACCCTTCCTAAGTCCTCGCTATAAGGTTTATCGCGGTTTGGGTATTCATGCGTTTCAACCCGACGTCCTACCGGGGCCCCTTCATCTTCTACCTTGAACGGAACGCCGCGAAACGACGCTTCAACCAGTCTGTCTTTCCACGCCATATAAACTCCGGGCAATAAAAAACCCGCCGATTGGCGGGTTCATTATCCTAAATTACATTAGGATGGCTTGACTATTTTACAATCAACCCAAACAATACCTGATGTACCGTTTTTATTCACACCTGCCCTTGCCTTCCCATTTTTAAATATATCGACAAAGAATTGTCCACCTGACATTTTAAAAATAAAGCTCATGCCGATTATTTCATTTGATGTAAAATCACCATTTGGGGATTCTGTTGACAGTGACGTAATTATTGCAGGCGTATCATTTGAATTCTTAAAAATAAAAGCACCAACGGATTTTTCAAATTCATATGAAGCCTTCGTGATTAAAACCTTACCGCTAGCCGAACTTGCAGGACAATCAATATCAACAGATGCGCTAACAATGCCATCACTGTCTGCTGCTTTTTGCACTGACTTAACAAAATCAGATGCAATATTCGTTTTAGCTAACGTAATTTGAGGCACTGCCAGTAATAGCATCAATATCAATGCACTTTTTTTCATGGTATTTCCCTTAAACTGTACCCAATCGGATCCCATACAGTATCCATTTAATTGCTAAGTTCAACAATGACTAACCACCCATGCCTGTCCTTCCAATTCTTGTGTAACCAACATCGTGGTTTACGTCAATACCAGAAGCTCGTGTATCACTAACCTTCATTCCTGGTGGGGCATTCTCGAACTGAACAGTAACGGTTCCCTGCGGTTGAGTCACAGTTCCCTGTTTGATCTGATAAGGGTTATAGCCTGAGCTGGCTACGCCAGTGCCATAAGCACCGTAACCGCCAGCCCCCCACTGCGCGGCGTTTGCGGCAGCAACCGTATCGCTAGCACCATCAGAGAACCACTCAATGATGGGCCTCAGCTTTTCCCACATATCCTGGAACCATTTCACGATTGGGCCCCAGTTATTTATCACCATACCTAAAGGAGACCAGTCAAAAACCGTCTTAATCAACTTCCAGGCTGTTTCGAAATATGGGCCAACGGTTTCCCAGAGCTTTTTGAAATAAGGACCAATTACATCCCAGTTAGCAATAAGCAAACCAGCAGCTAATGCGATCCCCCTGACGATCAGTCCTATCGGTGATGCGGATGCAACGAATGACATAACTTTTAGTGCTGCACTTGCCCCAGCTACTGCAATACGCAAAGCAACAAACCCAGCCGCAGCCCCGAGAAGTGCTCTAACCATGGCTGGATTTCTGGAAATGAAGTCAGTGCTTTTTTTTATTAATGGCATTAACCCAGTTGCGCTTGCATTTATTTGTGGTAGCAAAGCGTTTCCCAGTGCGACACCAGCATGCGTAGCCTGATTGCGTAAGAGCTGCAACTGCATTGCCGTTGTTGCGGCGCGGGCTTCATACTCTTTTTGCATTGATCCGGTGTACTGTGATGCATCACCAACCATATTGAAGTTTTTCTTCAACAGATCGAGGTTCGTTAATAGCGGTGCAATTGCGCCAATAGACTCCTTTCCAAATAGCGCATTAAGTGCTTTCGGCTGTCTATCCTTATCCAGTTTCGAAATACTTTCGAGCACCTTCAGCATTGTACCTTGGGCATCTTTTTGCATATCAGCAGCAAGTTTCCTGGAATTAAATCCAAGGAACTGAAATGCCTCCTGCTGCTGCTTTGATCCACCAGTAATTGCCAGCATGAAGTTTTTAATGCCCGTTGCCGCAACTTCCTGCTCAACACCAACACCAGCTAAGGTTGCCCCTAAAGCCGCAATTTGACCTGATGCAATACCTGCTACCGCGCCAAGTGGGCCAATACGGGTGACGATGTCAGATATTTGCTGAGCATTAGCCGCACCATTGTTCGAGAGGTAGTTAATCTTATCTGCAAGAGCAACAACCTCCCCTTGAGTCATTTTGAATGATGTTCGCCACTTAGCCATCATGTCGCCAGACTGATCCGCCGATTGGTCAAAGGCGACACCCATTTTTAGAGCATCTTCCGCAAACGCCTTCAGATCCTCGCGGGCAATCCCTGCCTGACCGCCTGCTGCAACAAGTTTAGCAATATCATTAGCAGCCATAGGTAGCCGATCGGACATTTTTAAAATGTCCTCGCTCATCTCAGCGAACTGTTTAGGCGTATCAAAGTCAACTACTTTACGCACATCAGCCATTTCAGATTCAAAATCTATGGCCGCTTTAGCTCCGGCAATAAACGGAGCTGCAAAAGCGCCGCCGCCGATTAGATCGCCAACAGAAAAATCAGCCATACCGCTGGACTTAAGCCCCTTCTGAAACCCTTTTATTTTCTTCTGCATTGAAGATAAAGCAGGTGAAAGTTTATCGACCCCAGTAATAAGGGCTTTCAGTTCAAACTCAGCCATTATGACTCTCTGTTAATCCGGTTAGCCTGCTCGGCAAGCAACTCAAGAACTGACAACGGTTCGTTGAGCATTTCTATGGGATTGACGCGCCAGAATCTGGCGCAATCAAAATAATGGTTCAGGAGTTGTCCGGCGCTGAGGTCCCGAGGAAAAAACCCGCGACCTCCCAGCTGATCGCATTCAGGTCTGATGGAGTCATGCTATCAACTGAACTTAACGGAATATCGGCTAGCCGTGATACATACTTAGCTACAGTACCTGCATCAAGTTTCACGCCTGCATCACCAGTAGTGGTATAGGGAAAGCCAAGTTCGCGGACATCTTTTCCAGTCGGCTCGCGAAGTTCCAGCACATGTACATCTTCACCATGTGCACGGATAGGCTTGCTGAGTTTAATCTCTTTCATTACTGGTAATCTCCTTCTTCACCGTGAAATTCAAGATCCACCGTGCCTTCTTCAGCATTATGGTTTGCTTCTCCATGCAGCCAGGCAGACGACAGAACATAGACCTGACCATTCGCCAGTTCGGCGGTAATCGTCATCTGATCTGCTGTTGTAATTTTGCTGACGGGAAAATCCTTCGGTACCTTGTAAGTACCCTTAACATAAGGCGCGCGGTGCGTCTCTTTGCGATCCACTGAACCATCCAGCCCAATGACATCATCATTGACCTTCGTGTTCATCGGCACCTCAATGCCGCCGGTCATTGATAGCTGCTGACCGTCTACTTTGAAATAACAGGTACCACCAATCTTCGCCATTATGCGGCCTCCTCTGGATACTGAAGACGGAACTGGTTAACCACTGCAAAGACGCGCAACTGGTTGACATAATCAGGTGGGAACAGCGTGTTCAGGCGGTTCGGATCATTAGCATCACGCTCAACAATCAGGTACTTCTTGAAGAGCTCATAATTTTCAACGATGCCCGCACGTTCAAGCTGGCGATACGTTGCCAGTAACTCACCTTTGATGACCGACGGCGTCACAATTGCCTGACCGGGGCCAAAACGGGTACCGTCGTTCGCCAGTTTATGTCGGCCGTATTTACTGGTAATCACAGACTTGAGGCGGCGCAGAACGTATGCACTGGTATGCAGGGTTTCGCTGTCAAGATAACTGTTATCCGCAGAACCGTACGCGTTTTTCTTATACGTGGTGACGTCGCGCTGAACGCGCAAAATGCCGCTTTCAACATATGCGGTAGCGACACCATGCGACAGAAGAGACTGCTGCTCTGTCATGGTAAAGCGCTTGCCCTTCGGGGCTGGCAACATACCAACCAGTTCCCCGGTCTGGGTCGGTCGGGCAGGATCATTCCGGATGAATACCGCAGCACGAGCGGTGCGACTTGCCGCCAGTTCATCGGCAGGCGTCTGGGTCTCCTTCTCGTAACCAGCCAGGGTAATATGCTGAAGATTGAACATATCTCCGGCGGTAACCAGCTCGGAAAGCGTACCCAGTTTGGCTGTGTACACATGACCATACAACTGGCGGGCATAACTCCAGCGACCGCTGGTATCGTTCATTTCGTTCGACAGCGTGTTCACTGAAGCCGCATCATTGAAAGGATGACCGATATAGTCAAACGGTTCATCGGCCATCGCCGCGATCGTTCCAGTAAGCACCGGTGCACCAGTTCCTGCCGTACCTGACGCCACTGCAATCTGAATACCTGCCGGAAGCACCTCACCACCACCAAAACCGTAATAATTCAGAGATACCGGAATTTCATTACCGCACAAACCTTTATGGCGAGCGGTCAGTGTGACCACGCCAGCAGCCGCAGCAGAGGTAAACGGAAGGTCGACATTGGCATTGATTGCTGCACTGATCGCAGTAGCAACGGCGGCAACATCATCCCCATTGATTACTGCAGCCTGCACACGGGTGCGTCCGATATAAAGATTCACTGTACCGGTTTCCGTCGCGGCGCCTGTCACTGTAATCGTTACAGTCGCGGCAGCACCTGTGGCTTCCGGTACCGCAATAATGTACAACTCGCCAAACGGATCGGTTTCGCGGTATGCGGTAACCATGCGGGCTAGCTGGCTACCCGGACCGCAAATCTGACGCGCATAATCTTTAGAAGGCATCAGGATCAGACTTTCCTTCTCAATCGTCGCGTCCGCATTGGCGTAGCCGATCAAAAGAGCGGGACCGGAATCCTGGGTGGTATTCGCCGCCGAGCTATCCATTTCCGCATAAAACAGCGGTACCAGCGTGCTCGATGGGATGGTGTTCATACTAATCGTCATTGGCTTTCACCTTTTTATTAACGCGCCGAACATCACCAGCCGCGACGCGCCGCAGCCAGTAGTTATTCTCTTCAACATTTCGCCCTTCAGAGGGCAAAAGGTCGCCTCGGGCAGGGTCAGGAACTGACCGCCCTTTTGCGGGTTTTACAAACATATGGCCTCTCAGGAAGGGAGATTTATTTCAGTGTGAAGCTCAATATCGCCATCAGGACCACTCCCCGGATCAATAAAGTCCACATCAATGGAAAGCGTTCTGAATTCATCAAGGCTATTAAGCTCATCCTGTTGACGCGTATCATCCTCAGTCAGCTCATTCTCAACAGTGAAATCGAACTGATAGCTGAGTTCGTGGCGATTCACATCCAGTAATGTTCCACCGGCATAGGTGACAGGGTTTCCGCGCTCCTCCGGATTCCATCCGAGAAGTGCTTTGAACAACACCTGCCGGATGTCGTGGACCACATCGTATGATGCGAACTGCCCTCGCTCATCCCGGCCATTACTGACAAAAACAATCACCGAGAAACTCTCGGTAAGATCCTGCCAGTAATCTGTCTGGCTTTTTTGCTCTCCGGGGGAATCATCACCGGGAACAACATATGCCGCCGGGAGCCGCATTTTTCCGATTTCAGGCAGATCTTTAAACTGAGCAGCACCGGCTACACGATTTTCGAAAACGGGGCAGTTTGCCCGTAACGTTGCAATGATGGGTGAAAGTTTCATCAGCGGCGTTTCTCCGGCTTAAGTGACTGACGCAACTCACGGGAAAGGTAGTATCGCGTCCACGGACTGTTTTTTTGCAGTGTCTCAACCATGAAGTTATTACGCGGAGCAAGACGCCAGCCGCTACCGCCAGACGCTCCACGATGGTGACTACGCTGACGACGTGCACCGCCACGGACACCGTAGAAAAGAAATGCCGGGTAAAAGTCACCGGTGATCATTCTGTTTCCCTGCCCGTTTCGCTGGTTTGGTGCTATACGGGTCATAAACCCCGGGCGTCGCCCGCTTGCTTTTGGCACCATATAGCCGATGGATTTCGCCAGTCGACCAGTCTGGTAACCAGGGTTTTCACCACCTTCTGATCGCCCACGACGCATTACCAGCCGGCGCGCATCACGCATGTGCCTCTGCCCGATATGGACAAACGCTCGCCGCACCCGCGCGCGGTTGAAGCGCATTTCCTTTGGTTGCTGAAAATCAACGTGTAAAAAGGGTTGTGCCATTACCGCTCCCTCCGGTTGATGCTGGCTCCGCGCCCAGTACAGTGCATTCAAGCAACAGGAACCGCCGTTTACTGTTCAGGTTCCGAACCCGCTTAACGCGATAAACCTCATCCCCCTGAACCACCTCAAAATCGCTGGTAATCCCCCGGCGATAACGCAAAGTGATGTAGTGAGTGATGGCATTATCCGTCTGGGCTGTCTCCTGGTATGTGGTCGCGCTGGTCTGTACCACCTTCGCCCACGCTTTAAATGAAACGGGGTAAACCGGCATTGTGCCAAGGTCATCAGAAGGTGAGTCAACCCGCTGACGAATAAGTACCCGTTTATCAAGTTCCCCGGGGTCTGGCAGCAGATAAGTTGCGCTGGTCTGCGCGTGCCGAATTTTCATCGTGGATAAAACCTGTGCGGCCCAACAAGCCAGGTGTAGGTTAATGGAAGTTCAACCATTTCTACCTCACTGACAGCTGAGCGGTTTTCATAAAAATGGGTGATAAGAAACAGAATCCCCAGACGAATATCTTTTGTTAACGTTATTCCATCAGGATCGGTCTCAGGGATCGTTATTTCCTGAGAATAAATTTTCCGGTTGAGATATGTTTCAGTCCTGCTCTCAGCTGCTTCTCCAATAAGAGTCAGATATTCATCTTCCTCTGTATAATCAGGTTCAAGACGCAGTTGTTTCTTGATTTCATCTATTCCTACAAGCATTGGCATCACCCATAAAAAAACCCGCAATGCGGGTTATTTTTTCGCTTTCTTGCCTGGCTGCTCTGGCTGCTCTGGCTGCTCTGGCTGCTCAATATTTTTTTGCCCCACGCCACTCTGGTCAAGAATGCCGAGTTGCAAAGCAATCTCTACAGCGCGAGGTGGAAGTTCCTGATGTTCTCCGGCAGAAATGGTTTCAACATGGCATCCGTCAGGGGACCATTTCAAAGTTTGTAATAATTTAACCATGATGATTACTCAACTAAGAAAGGGGCATACGCCCCTTTTAGGTTATGCGCCAGCACCAATCTGTAGGAGCTTGATAGCCTGAGAATCGGCCAGCATACCGCCGGTGCGTTTAGTGGTGTAGAAACCAACAAATGGCTTATTGGTATACGGGTCACGAAGGATGCGGGTACCGATACGATCAACGATCGTATAGCCACGTTTAAAGTTACCAAACGCAATAGCTTTAGCATCAGCAGCAATATCAGGCATTTGCTCATTCTCGGCAACGCCATATCCTACCAGAGAGGAAGGCTGCCCCAACTCAAGCCCAGGGCGCCAGAGATAGTTACCTTCGGAGTCCTTCAGGATACGAACCGCAAACAGACTGTTGTTGTTCATCATGAACTTAGCGCCATTACGATGCACTTTACGCAGCGTGTAGACCAGTTTGATGATCGCATCAGCCGTTACGCCCGCTGCAGCGCCAGAGAGAATGTGCTGGAGAGTACCAAATGCACGAGTCTTGTCCGGATCAAGCGTAGAAGCGTATGCCAGAAAACCTTTCGGCTTCTTCGTCCCGTTCCCGCTGGTAAAGGCGATTTCTTCCTGCTCTGCAAACTCAATTGCCAGTTCGCTGTTGATCCAATCCTCAACGTTGAAGAAAGCATCATCCAACATCGTCTGGGTTGCCTGGGGATTACCGTAGATTTCACCCATGAATGGCTCAATCTGACCGAGTTTGGAGGCATCCGTAGCCGGACGAGCATCCGTTTCACCAACCCAGCCAGACGCAGTACCGCCAAGGTTAACCAGTTTTTTATAGTTTGCGCCGCCAACGGTGATGGTCGTGGCTTCCTGGCGCATCACCACTTCATCTTTCAGAAGATCCAGGATAGTGCGATCAAGTTCTTCCGGTACGGCATAACCACCGTCTTCATCGACGCCGACCTGTAGGGCTTTACGCTCCAGATCGCGAAGGCCATCATCTTTACCCTTACGCATAAAATCGAGAAATGCCGTTTTGTGTTCACTTGCGGCCTTGCTCTGAGGTCCACCAGCAGGACGTTTCACCTGCTTCAGTTCTTCTTCCAGAGCAGATTTAAGTTCGTCCAGTTCAGATAACTTACCGTTTAAGGTTTCAACCTCACCGGCAAGTTTGCCCTTTTCTTGCTCAACAGCCTCCAGCCGCTTATCGTTCTTTTCTTTGAACGCATCAAACTTAGCCTGTAGCTCCTGCGCAACCTGTTCTACATCTTTTTGTTCTACTGCCATGTTGTTTCTCTCCGGTTCAGAAATTCAGTGATTTAAGTGCATTCAGACCAGCAGTCACATCAGCATCACGCTGACTGATTGCGCTATAGCCCCCGGCCATGAATGCTTTAGCCTGGGTGCGAGAAAGCCCAACATCGCGCAGGACTCGTTCAATACATTTCTGTGATGGTGTTTCACCACGTGCCAGCATGCTTTTCACATCACTGATTCGGGCTTCATCATTAGATGGGAACGTGACGGGGCTGACTTCCCAGAGGTCGATCTCTTTCAACAGAAATGCTTCTTTGGTTTTGTCGTATTCCCAGTCATTCAACCAATAGCCAATAGAAAGGCCGGTTATAGAACCGGCCTTCATGTGTCCGTGAGCGCGCTTCGCCAGCGGGTCATCATCAATGAGTAATCGCCCTTTAACGTAAAGGCCAACATCATCCTCTTTCATTTCGGTGTAGACACCGATCGGTTCAGCGGTCTGGTGTTGCCAGAGAAGTGCCGGCATCCGCCCCTTTTCTTTCCACGTCTGGAGCGATTTTGTGAAGGCACCAGGAACCACAATATCACCGTAGCTGTCCTTCACGCCGAATACCGAACCGTAGCCCTCAAACTCGCCGGTTTCACTGACAGACTTCAGTTTCAGCGGAACATCAAGTCGCTGTTTTGTTGACGGTCGTTCAGACGGGTTCATCGTCATGTGGTGGATCCTCGGTTGATTTTTGTTTGCTGCCGTCGGACGGTTTAGTTGTCATGTTCATTGGCGTCAGATAGATGTCTCCGCCTGGCCGTGGGTTGCGATCCTCCAGTTCCAGACAGTCATTCGGTGAAAACATGCCCCAGTTGATGCCGGTGGCGTACGCATCGAATCGAGATTTCATATCACCGCGCAGTAGCGCGCCAGCGTTGAATTTTGCGAAAAACTGCCCACGCTTGGACTTCTTCACCAGTCCGACGTTGATTCGCTGTTCTATACGGGTCATGTAGGGAACCAGTGAATAATTGATAAACCCAATTCCCAGATTCTCGATGTTGTTGAATGTCGCGCGGTCAGTGTTCTGCACCATGTGCATCGGTACCCGGTAGAGACGACAAATTTCCTCAAGCTGGAATTTTCTGGTTTCAAGGAACTGCGCGTCTTCGGCGGACAAGGCCATTTGTTTCCACTGCAACCCCATTTCAAGGATCATCGGTTTGTGAGCATTACCCAGTCCCTGATGTTTCTCTTCAAAATCGTTTTTCAGTCGTTCAAATGCCTGATCTGTAAGTTGCTGTTCTGTCTGCAATACACCTGATGTAACCGCGCCATTACTGAACAGGCGGGCACCGTGCTCTTCAGTAGCCAGTCCAAGAGCGACCGCCTGTCTGGCATATGCGATCGGATTCAGACCAACCAGCCCGTCGAATGTGAGGGTCCGAACGTGCCAGATTTCCTCCTGAGTAAGGATGTCGGATGTGCCATCCGGAAACGTAACCTGGTAAACCGCCTCCCACTTGCTGTTTAATTTTGGTACTACAGAGCCAGGATCGAGCGGAAGCAGCTCAACAACCTCTCCCAGAGCGTATACCTTGTACGCGTAGAAATTCCCGCGCAGACACAGACAAACGATAATCAGTTCCCAGAACTCCTGTGGGGTCATGTACTCGTTAGGCTGAACCGATAGCAGTTTGTGAAGGCGTTCATTAACCGCCTTTTCTTTGCGGTCACCGGTAACTTTTAACAGGTTGCATGGAAGCATACCCATCGACTCTGCCAGCACCCTGATGCAACCAAACACAGCCGTCAGGTGCATCGCGCGGCGTGAACTGACTCGCCTTCCTGTGTAGGTGTCGTACGAATAGCCTGCCATTTCTGCCAGTTGTGCTGGGGTTGAAACAGGAGTTCCGCTTTTCTGGAATAATCCGGGGAAAAACATTCGTTACCCCCTCAGCAGATACTTGGAAACCAGCCATGACCAGAAAAGGCACAGCCCACCACCAGCAATAAAACCAGCAGGCGGATACACCAACCATGCCCCATAAGAGAGCAACAGTGCTCCCAGCACCCCGATAGTTGGGGTGAGAATATTCAGGATCATAATTGCCTCAGTTAAAGTGAACGTATGCCGTGCGTTTCAAGGCGATCAGAAAGGGTGTCAACTTTCTCATAGAGCATCAGACGGCCAATACCCATAATAAGCGCCACTGCGCCGTCGATTTTGTTTTCGTTCTGCTCTTTGATGGGCTTCACCACATCGTCATTACCGGGGATGTTTTTCCCTACCACGTTGGCAATACACCAGCTCATGATGGGGTTGCCATCATGATGAAACCTGCCGGACTCGATCGCCGCTTCAAGCTCTTTCATCGGGTCTGACATGTTGGTGTAGTTCTGAATGATGGTAACGGGATTAAGCTGCTCATCCGCCAGGTCATGAGAAAGCCCGGTTGCGCCGTAGGGATCAATCGGTGACTCGGTGACCGGGTTCAGTTTGTTCGCTGCTTTGGCCTCCTCCAGGATGTAGCGGTAATCCACCTCCGCGCCATCGGTGACGGTGAGGTAACCCATCTCCACCCATTTCTGAAAGCGTTCAGCAGTGCGGCGATCCTCGTTTTTCTCCACACTGTAAACCGTGTCATACGGTACCCAGAAGCGTGGTGCCACACTGTAATAATGCGTTTTGCCATCAATCTCGCGGGTGAACAGCCTCGCCATGCTGTTCATATCCAGTTTGCGTGCAAGGTCGAATGCCAGCACACAGGGCTGCCCTTCGAAATGCTCGAGCGTAAGCGTTTTGTCTTCGCAGTTCTGCCAGGACACAAGGTTATAGAAAGCCGCCCGCGCCGCCACCCAGATATTCAGATGCTTGGTTTTAAAAACGCCCGCCTGCCGGGCATTGTTAATCGCGCGCTGCTGCTGACTGAGAAGAAAATCGCGGTACACCGAGACGCCCATATTCGGGTTCGCCTTCTCCAGCACCTTCGGATCCGTCCAGTCGTCGCCATCATCAACCGTGTAGATGATGCCGAACAGCTCCTCGTTGGGAACCGAGCCGTTAAGCATCTCGATCACTTCGCGGCGTTTGTCGTAGCACGGACCTTCAATGTTGTAACCGGCGGTGGTGATCGCCCACATCAGCGGCTGGCGACGCGCGCCCATTCCGGTCAGCATGGTGGTATAGAGCGAGTCGGTCTGATGTTCGTGATATTCGTCGACGATGGCGCAGTGCGGCGACGCACCGTCGCCCGGGTTGCCAATCAGCGGTTCGAACCGCGCACCGTCCTCAGGCCGGTTCAGGTTGGAGGCATTCACCTCGATGCCGAACGCTTCGACGAGCAGCGGAGTCCGCTTGCACATCAGCCGCGCAGGACGAAACACTTCCCACGCCTGTTTTTCAGTCGTGGCGCCGGAATACACCTCCGCGCCGAATTCGTTGTCACAGGTAAAGCAGTACAGCGCTACGCCGGCGGAGATCGCAGACTTACCGTTTTTACGGGGGATCTCGGTGTAAACCTCGCGAAAGCGGCGCAGCCTTGTCCCCTTTTGCACCCAGCCAAAGGCACAGCAGATGATGAACAGTTGCCACGGCTCGAGGGTGATCGGCATCCGTTTAAACGCCCATTCGCCCTTGGTATGCGGCAGCAATTGAATAAACTTCGCGGCCTTCTCCGCCATGTCCTTATCAAAGCGGTACCGGAATTTGCGGCTTTTCTCCTGAGCCATGTCGTCGATGTGGCGCTGGCAGGCCTGAAGCACAAACTGGCACGCGGGTATCTTTCCCCGCACAACGTTGCGGGCATATTGATTCGCGGCGTTGACGTTAGGGTACGATTTCCGGCTCATGAGTTGATCATCTTCAGGAATGGGTTAGCGGTTTTCTTCTGCCCGGCCAGGCCGATAAGACGCTGGCGACTACTGGGGTCAAGGCCCAGCATGGATCCGGTGGAGCTCATCTCCGATTCCTGCTCTTTCTTGGCGGTCAGCTCGGGGTTCTTTATCCTGCCGCCCATCGCGCCGACGATGGTGTTACCTTCCGACGCGATTTTCTTCACGGCACGGCGCCAGAATTCGTAAGCCACACACCAGCGCTCAAGAACCGCCAGGTCGGTAACGCACAGCAGTCCCTGCCCACATAACTCTTTTGTGGTCAGTTCCCACATGACGGAAGCCAGCGGGAGATCGTCTTCTGAGAACCAGTCCGGAGGCGCTACACCTTTAATTGGCGTAAAGACCGGTTCCTCTTTATTAAGGGCTCGCTTGCCGGGGTTACCGGCCAGTACCTTGCGCGCCGTTGGCTTGGGGCGACGCCCGGAACGCCCTGCCGTTCCAGCCATATGCGGCACTCCTGGTTAAATTTCATTTTTCGCGGGTATAAAAATTCGGGGAGGCGGGCAGTCCGGAAGGAAGGCGGTCGCAGAGATTCAGCCTCCCCCTCCCCTGACTGTTATCAGATGATAATCATTATCACTTAAGTCGCTCACGCGCGGTCTTCGCGGCGTGACACGACCAACACAGACTTTCGAGGTTACTGTCATCATCAGTGCCACCGTGAGCCTTCGCTTTGATGTGGTCGACACAGGAAGCCTGCTTGACGATCCCCTGCCTGAGATGGTTCTGACACAGACCGCTATCTCGCTTCAGGATGCGGGCGCGTATCACTTCCCACTTCGTTCCATAACCGCGCTGATGCCTTGATTGTCCTGGCTTGTATTGCCGCCATCCTTCGCCTTTATGTGATTCGCAGTATCCTGACGGATCGGTTGTTGTCGAGCGGCAACCGCGAACGCGACAGGCTTTTGGTGTACGTGGTGGCATTGGTTCATACCTGCTGTATTTCTACGTTCATTGTGCCACCTTATAGTTATTTGACTCTCTCACCGAGTCGTAAATACGCTCGCACGTCATTCCGGCGTTGTAGCGTTCGTCAGCGATTGCAGCATAACGTTTAGCTTCTGCTGCAATATCTCCGAGCATGTCGGCGAGCATTCCGGCGTCGGCGCTGGCTGTTTTGCTTCTGACGGCAGCGGCAAGATCTGCGGTGTGCTTTGCGGCGTCCAGGCGGGTAGCGAGTTTTTTTGCTTCGGTACGCAACTGGTTAACAGTGGCAGACAAACCAGCAGCAGTGGCAGCAGCTTTGGCGGCTTTAGCATGAGCATCTTTAACAGCCTCATCCCGGGCAATAATGCGCCCTTGTTCAATTATCCTGGCGGCAGTCTGCGCGTTTGCTGTCTGTGAAGCCTCTGCGCCGTCACGTTCTGCCCACTTTTTTTCCCAGCCTCTATCGCTCCAGACATCACCAGCGATAAACGAACAGGCCACCAGCAAGAGAACAGCAGCAGGTTTCCACCAGGTCTTTATCGCGGCAAGGATAGTAGCTGGATTCACTGGTCTATCCCCCAGCACGTAAGCGCGCTTTCCTGGTCACGGCGGGATACCTGTCCGTAGCAGTTATTGGAACGGATCCGGCAATCCTTACCGCCATCTTTAATCCACCAGCGAATCGCTTCGCATGCACCTTTACGGTCACCGGCATTGATTCGCTTGTAGAACGTGGACGGAAAGCACTTACCTGGACCAATGTTGTACGGGCAGAACGATGCGATGCCGGCTTTCTGCGGTTCTGTCAGCGGTACTTTGATATTTCGCTCGACCCAGGCCAGCGCTTTATCGCGCTCGATGGCGTTTACCTGGTCACATTTCGCCTGCGTCAACTTCATGCCCTTCACTACTGGCTTACCATCGACCATCGTGGCGCCACGGCAAATGGTCCAGATTCCACCGCCATCCCGGTACGCTGTCAGGCTGTTTCCCTCTTTCTCATCGAGAAACTGATCGAGAATCACCGACGCTGGCGCACCGGCAAGCACCAGTCCCAGAACGGCGGCGCTTAGTTTTGTTTTTGTCGAGGCCATATTATTTCACTGCCTCACCTGAAATACGTTTCATTGCTTCTGTCACCACCTCAGCGGCGGCAGGGCGATCACGGTCAGGTTTAACAGCCACATCAGCGAGGTATTTAGCCAGAAGCTGAGTCCTTTTCTTTTCCTCATCAAGCCGATCACGCTCTTCTTTTCGCTTCGCGTAGTAGGTCTTAATAGTGAAATAGGCCGAGATCAGTGCGCCGAGAATAAAAACATAATCCTGCAAACTCAGAACGGAGAAGAAACCAAGCAGCCCTGACCACCAGTACGGCAAGTTATGTCCATCGGTTGGGTTCATACGTTGCATTCCACACCTCCGCTATCGGGGTGCTGTGTGATTAAAATGAATCAGGCTTCCGGGCTCTTTTGTAAAAGTGAAAAAAAGAAGGTGATTCCCGGAGCCTGAAGATGATGATCACCACAGCGGGATTGACGTGATGATCGTTATGTCTTATTCAGTTCGCGGATTTCCTCCACGGTCTGAATAAACCGTTCTGTTTCCAGCTCAACACCAATTGCCTGTCGACCCAGTGCCATAGCCGCTTTAATGGTTGAACCGGATCCCATGAAGAAATCAGCCACAACATCACCCGGCCTGCTGCTGGCGTTGATGATCTGCTGCAACATGTCTGCTGGTTTTTCGCATGGGTGTTTGCCGGGGTAAAACTGAACCGGCTTATGCGTCCAGACATCGGTGAAAGGAACAGAGACTGAAACAGAAAAGAACCGCCGGAGAGACTTATACTCTTCCAGCAATTCTGAATGCTTCCGGTTCAACGAATGCCACGTGGCCACCAGCTGGTGGTGTGGTGTGTCGAGCTCATTGTTTCTATGCTTAGCGATGGCAACCTGGGTAAAAAGTGCCTGTAGTTTCTGGTAATCCGCTTCGCCTGGCAGTTGCCATTGAGATGCGCCGAACCAGTGCGAGACCATGTTTTTCTTCCCGGTCGCATCGGCGATCTGCTTAGAGGAAACCCCCAGCGATTCACGTGCATCACGGAAATACGAAATCAGCGGCGTCAGCACATTCTGTTTTAGCTCGTTACTTTTCTCCGCGTATCCATCACTCTTGGGTTTACACGGGCCCTGGTAATGTTCAGCGAAGAGAATGCGCTCAGTCGCCGGGAAATATGACCGCAGGCTTTCTTTGTTGCAGCCATTCCAGCGACCGGAAGGTTTTGCCCAGATTATGTGATTAAGGACACTGAACCTCTCTCGCATCATGATTTCAATATCAGATGCAAGGCGATGCCCACAGAACAGGTAAAGGCTACCGGCGGGTTTCAGAACCCGCCAGAACTCAGCCAGGTATCCATCAAGCCAGCGTAAAAAATCCTCGTCCCCTTTCCACTGGTTGTCCCATCCTTCAGGTTTTACCCTGAAGTAAGGTGGATCCGTAACGATAAGGTCAATGGAGTTATCAGGGAGAGAAGCGATGTAATGCAGGGAGTCAGCGTTGATTAACTCAACACTGTTTATTTTTACAGTATTTTTCATAGATCAGTAAGCGTAACTCTGGTAGGCTCACTATGCTTTTGCGCTAAAGCAGTGGGCCCTGGTTCGCTTGTGACCTGAAAGCATGAGCGAATGGCTGGCCGGGTGCGCTAACACCCACCAGCCGCCCATTTTCACAGCAGATAGCCCAGGCTTTCGCAGGGGCCAGTGATTGATCTTCGACGATATGACAGGGGTATTGATGCAAAGCACCTCGCGAATACCCCTGTCGTATCGCCGGAAAGCAAAAGCCCCGACTAGCGGGGCTCTCGTCATAATCAAATTGTCGCTTCTCATCGCTGCCATAGTGGCGCAGCTCTGCCAAGCATAAATACATTACCTAACTTCCTGGCCCGTTTTCAACTCTGTCATTTAAAAATAGCACTAAAAGCTAAAATATACATTTGTGACTATTCGGATAAGAGTTTCCTTGAGGACAGAAAAACCTTTGCTCTGAAGATTTCCAGGCACCAGCGCACTCGTTTCCTGGCCTCTCCGTCAGTCAGCCAGGGCGCAATACCCTGCAATTCTCTGGTGATGTCTGAGATTTTTTTTCGTGTGGTGTAATACTGGCATCCAACCACATAAACAGGATCATTCAGGTCGAAAGCCTGAAGGACAGATTCTTCAACGAACTCAACATCATCACTATTGATGGCCTCATCAATTACACTTACCTGCGGCTCGGGCCAGAGAATTAAGCGTGCCCGCCGTAACGCCTGCTCTCCACGGAATCCCTCATCCCTCGCTTGATTCAACGCGACGGTAAAACGCTCCAGTGCTTTATCAGACCAGTTCCGCCCCCTGATTACGTTCCAGCATGAATGTCCGCATGGTTTTCTGGGGGCAACTCCACCGCGAACGCTTTCCCCCCATACAGCGAGAAGAGATTTGATCCAGCCAGACTGAATATCGGTCAGGAGCATGCTTTTCCCCAACCAGCTTTTGCGCGGCGCTATCGCTGCCTTTTCCAGGGCTGCCCGATGCGAACGTTTTTGACGAGGCGTCATTATTTTTTTCTCCACTTATGCCAACACGCCAATTGCAAGCGCGCGATCGATAAAACGAAATATCAACTCCAGTTGGGAGCCGTATTTCTCTTCGAATGCCACGGTATCCGCATGTAACTCGTCGTGATGCTTTCTGCACAAAGGCAACACCCAGAGGTCATGCGCTTTTGTCCCCATGCCGCCCTGACCGTGACCTATCAGGTGGTGCGGATCATCTGCCTGCTTACCACAGCAGGCGCACGGCTGAGCCTTCACCCATCGCGTGTATTTCTCATTTTCCCAGCGTCGGCGCTTCGGGCGTAGCATGAAGCTTTCCGGCGATTCCGGATCAATCCTGAGTGTCAGTACCTTCTTCGCCTTCTCCTGCACAATGCTGGTGGCCGGTAACGAGGGCACAATATCGCTTTCTCGCATTATGGATTTCGGCTCTTCACCCGGTAGTCGCAGCGCTTTATGTGCAACGCTTTCCGGGATCACGTCACCCAGATCATTTCTGACCATCCACCAGCACAACTCCGGGAGAGTCAGAACATGCGACTCAGAGAAACCTAAATCTGTTCGAATGACTGACAAAATCCAGGATACCAGGTTTTTGCTGGCTATACCTGCAAGCTGTTCCGTGTATTGACCCGCGAGGGTGTGATCGCAGTGCCAGCACAGCCGGATGCTACCAGGCTGATGGTGCATTATCGTGAAATTCTTGTCGTGCCATGTTGAATGGGGCCACTGGCATTCGAACTTTTTGTTTAACCAGCCATCAAGCGAAGACAATCCACCAGCGCGCTGTATAACGCGATGATCCTCGAATATCTCGCTCATTACCGGATCGTCTGCCAGTGGTTGAACCGCTGCCGGCACAATGCCAGTCGCATAAGAGGCCATGCTTTCAGGTTCTGGCTCGAGTAAAACCCGACCGCGCATAAATAGCGGCATCAGTTCAGCGCCGGGACGGAAAAGCACAACCCCCATTCGACGAGCTATTTCAGGAGTTAACAACGCTCTCACAGCAACCTCACCCGACCAGATCGATAAGCTTCATCAACTCAGCAAATTTTGACTCGAAGAAATGTGGCTGGGTCTCGCGCGGGTTTGCTGGACTGGTAATGTTTTTCCCAAACAGACAGCCTTTCGCAGTAAGCGACCAGAACTTTTTAACTCCATTGATACCTGAACGGCTCTGGCGCTGTTTCTGCTCAACAATCCCCTGCCGGGACATCATGTGATAGACCTGATTGGCAGTGATCCGGAGATTATTAGCCTTGAGGAGGGCGCTTAGTGATTGCGTAGGTCGACTAGACCCGTCCTGTGCGCCTGCTGGTGCATCAATTGCATAATGCGGCATCAGGTCTGGCAGTCCTGCAACTTGCTGCAGTTTATGGTACGCCCCAAGCTTTGATGAATTTGAGAGGTTCAGCATTTTGGCGGCTGATTCGAGCAGGATAATACCGGCCTTAATCTTGTCAGATGTTGGCGCGTTCGATGGCGGTGTCTGTGCTGCATCAAAGGTCCGGATAACCTTCAGATTGAATTTAGGGCTTATCCACATTGCGTAAGAGTAAACCAGCTCTTTGCACACGAAAGTACCCTGGTTGTTACCACCAGCAACGGTGATAATTGGGGCCGCTCCTGTGATATCAGGAGCGCTCGAAATTTCGGCGATTAGCTCTTGAGTCTGGGAAAGTGAAGCCCAGTTGGAAGGTTGATGCCGTTTCTCACCACCAGAAGCCCGGTGTAAATCATTCAAACAGAAACGACCATCAATATCACGGCGTACAGAAACGCCGTCAATCACAAGTAATTGACTCATTGTTTTCTCCACTGTTTTAGTGCGAAGGGGACTGCACTCCCGTTTCGCTTGCACCGGATAACCATACCCTGAATTACCCATGTTTTGCTCTAGCAAGATGATATTTTTTCCTCAAATTTCTTGATCGAGATCTCTACTCTTCCCCCTTTCACTACTGGCCCCCACTCCACCAGCATTCTTTTTACCTGGCTGTCGTCTTCCCAGATCCCCGCATGGGTAAGAGCGTCAAACAGCGCTTTGTTTTAATTATCCAGATCCCGGATCCGGTTGTCCGGCGGGAACAGGATTATTTCGACAGCCGCCGGTGACGATGACGGCTTCGGGAGCATGCGCAGTTGTTCAATGATTGCCGCACATGCTGACGACTGGAACTGGCGACCTTTGACACTTATCAGGTGACGACCGGCAAGCGGCCCCTTATTCGGGGCGCGCCAGTACGTGTTCACACTAGGAGGAAACGGCAGAACCAGTTTCATACCCGGATCCCCTTGTTTTTGAGATAGGCGATTGCGCGGTCTTTCGCACCATCCTCACCATTCACAAGCGCATGCAGCAGGGAATCTGCATCAGCAACGTTCTCCAGATCATTGATGGCTATTCCTCGCGAAACACCACGCGTCAGGGTGATAGCCCCTTTCCTCTCCAGCGCGCGCAGATGATCCGCAGCAGCATTTGGGGAGCTGCATCCCAGCAACCCCGAAAGTTCTGTATTGGTTGGAGGATAACCATGCTCGCGTTGAAAGCTGATCAGGGTATCCAGTACATGCTGCTGGCGAGCCGTAAGAATTTCTTTCACGTGCTTTCCCCCAGAATGTTGACCATCTGAGCAGAGGCAACGGCAATAATCTCGCTGGTGGGCATACGTTCAAGCCATAGCTGATTGATATTGCCTTTCAGCTTGTTCTGCTGTGACTCAGTCAGGGCGTCAACGCCATCCACCTGGTTAAACACCAGACCAACCTCGAGAGGCCAGATACGCGATTCGACTTCTGGCAACGTCAGCGGCATAACTGGCCTTGCTGTTTCTGCCCGCCGGGCCTTACCAGCGGCAAATGTGACCAGCGACAGAAACGCCTTCCCTTTTTCCTCCAGTTCGGTACGGCTGATGTAGCTGAAACGCTCGCCGCGCCATGACTTATCGAAGATTGCAATGGCGCCAGCAAAGAAAGCACCAGTGGGTTTCTGCTTATCGTCAGCAGGAACAAACCACACAGGGAGATCGAAACCAATACGACCGCGAATAAACATGATGTGATCGGCATCTTCAGGCCACCATGTTTCACTTGTCGCCGCTTTAATGAGGAACACGTAACGCCCACCCTTTTCACGCATCTCCATTGTGTGATCCATGATGTGGGTCATGCCGGTGATCGCCTGCTTCTCGTGGTACTGAGAGCGGCTATAGGGTGGATTACCGAAGGCGGCCCCGCCGATTGACTCCAGCATTTCCGACCAATCCTGTATCAGCGCGTTATCTTCGGCTGTGTACCAGACCGGGCACTTCGCGTTATCGTCGTCAGCAAACAGATCCAGAACCAACGGCCCAAATATTGCGTTGATCCCCCAAAACAACAGATCCGGAGTACGCCATTGATCGCCAACCTCTTTCAGTTCGTGGGCTGGTTTGCTACGCAGTTCCGCCAGCGCCTGGCAATATTTGTTTGTCATTATCCCCTGAACCCCTTTGGAATTTTGGTATCAACCGGACCGAACTTCATTGGGTCACGTTTCTTTTCACCCCAGCATTCACGTGCCGGACGCCCCTTCTTGTCCCAGCGGATCCCGCTTTGCAGATACCCCTCAAATTTTTTCGGACCAAACAGTGTTTCAGGGCGCATGTACTGGTACTGCTCATCGTTGCCGTTCCAGTGCTCGTGTTTCAGGTCGATAACAAGTTGCAGGTCAGAAACGCTGTAACCTTCACGCAGACGAGCACGAATGTTTTCCAGCGAGGTTTTTGATTTCTGAAAGCGGGAGCCGCTGACCTGGTTCAAATGGGTTAAAACCAGAATGGCGTTATCGGTGATCGCAACTTCAGGGTCTGGTTGCAACGCAACCGGACAAGAAGGTTTTATGATCTGTTTGTGGTGATCTGAGTAATGATCTGTATAGAGAATAGGTTCCGCGACTTCGCGGTTATGGTTCCGCGATTCTGCGTTTTCGGTTCCGTGATTCTGCGGAATAGGTTCCGCGACTTCGCGTTTCCCGTTCCGCGATTCTACGGAATCCAGTGTTGTAGGGAATAAAGCCTCGATTAATGCATCCCCGTCGATACGGTAGTGCGTCTTTTTCGTACCGTTTACCTGCTTTTGCGCTTTATCAACAATTCCAGGTAACCAGCGAGTGCAAATCTTGTTTACCAACCGCTGTACCTGGTCTTCACTGACTCCACGAATTTCCGCAGCTAACTCACTGTGCTCTTTGTAGAACCAGCCATCCTTCAGGTCTGATTTCCCGGACCAGAAGACCAACTGGTTGAGAACTGCCCCCAAAGCATGCGCCTGCTGATCACCGGAAAAAAAATCAAGGTAAGGGACCGGGATTGTTATTGCGTTGCGCTGGCCCGACAGCGACTGAACGATTTCAAATATCTGGCTCATGATCGTCCTTTATCTCAGTAAACTTGCGCTGGAACTGTTCGAGCGGGCTGAAGCATTCATGCTCATAGCCTTTGCGCAGGTAGATAACTCGGTGAGTTTCCGGTTCCCATCGGATAACGCGGACGGGGATACCATAGTGGTCTTTGAACCATCGGTTAAGTTCTCGCATAAGGATTCCCCTCTACGGCGCCATACCCCCACAATTGCCATCGCCCGACTGTGGTTACAGGGAACCCAGCGGCCTGATACCATGCGCTCATACCGAAACATGATGTAACCCCGAACAGGGAATGCACGTAGTTGCGGTATGCGGTTCTTTACCGTTAAACTGTTCATGCGTTAGTTTCTCCACTGATACGACACGCCACGGCGCCCGGAGCTGCACACTCGCGGGCGTCACTCTTTTTCGGCGCACAAAAGACGCGAAAAAGCAGCGTTAAGTGTTCCTGCCATTTAGCCATCACCTGATAGCTGTTCTCTTCGATCTGGGCTCGTTCCTTCTCATCAATCACACCGTCTGCTGTTGCCTTGCGAACGTACTGCGAGTGCTTACCAATCCACTCGACTGACTCCATCAGGCGCTGGTTGATATCGCCGTTCTCAATCTCTTCAACATCAGCCAAAGGCACAAAAACACCGTTAGAGTGACGTGCGATAGCATTCGCAATATGGTTTGAGCCACCAGCTCTCTGTAACACCATTGCCCAGCCAAGCGGGAAGATCTGATCACCATCAGCCCGAAGGCGGTTAAACAGTGCATTTTCGGTAACGCCCAACCACTCAGCAGCCTCGGCATAACCGCCAGGCAATTCGGTGATCGTCTTTTTGATTGCGCCCACCAGCCAGGATGGTTGCTTATCAACTTTCCATTCGGGTTCTTTTCCCACGGCTTGTTCCTCTCTTCTGTGGTTATAAAAAACGAAATATTTGTTACTGTTTTGGATAAATGTCAGGACGAAGATCGGATTTGCTGATAATTCCAGAAGTGGTTTCTTCCAGCTTTTTAGCTAAGGAAAAACCGGCTTTTTTGTAACCATTAAAAACTAAGCGCAGGTAGCCAGGTGTTGACCCAACGCTTCCGGCTAAATCACCTTGTTGCTCTTTGGTTAAAGAGTCCCAATACTCTTTCATAATATGTACCTCCTGTGTACATATTACACGAAAGAAATGAACCATCAAGGTACTTGTACCACTGAGGTACACATTGTTTAATTTACTGATGAAAACTATCCAGGAAATCAGGCGGTTAAACGCCAGAAAATTGAGAGATGGTGTTGGCGGTAATACTTACTTTGCTAACATGATCGATCGCGAGCCAACCCAGACCAGCAGGTTCATGGGAGAAGGTGCCACCAAAGGTATTGGTGACACTATGGCCAGACACATCGAAAAATGTTTCGATCTTCCTCAGGGGTGGTTAGATACAGAACATCAAACGACTAATGTTGCAAAAGAACCTGATGTTTCCGACACTAATAGAAACATTACTATGGTTCCCGTTATATCCTGGGTGCAGGCAGGAGCATGGACCGATTCTGGTTATGCTGAGGTAGATTTGAATAGTGTTGAAACCTATCCTTGTCCCGTGCCATGCGGGCCTATGACATATATCCTACGTGTAATTGGAGACTCAATGATCGACGAATATCGTCCTGGCGATATGATTTTTGTCGATCCTGAGGTCGCTGCAACGCATGGTGATGATGTCATAGCCCTAATGCATGATTCTGGTGAGACAACATTTAAAAGGCTTATAGAAGACAGTGGTGCAAAATTTCTCAAAGCATTGAACCCTAACTGGCCTGAGCCATACGTCAAGATTAATGGTAATTGCTCAATAATTGGTACTGTAGTTTTCTCAGGAAAGCCCAGAAGATACAGACATAAACCTTAATTTTTCACAGTAAACCTGCTTCGGCAGGTTTTTTTATGCTTGACAATGTACCTTGACGGTACATAATGTACCTACAAGCAACAGCGAACAGGCAGGACGCCCACGAAGTAGCCGCCGGTGGCGTATGAATGACCGGATGATTCGCAACTGTGAGTTAGATGATTAATGAGGTGGTTATGCAAAAGAGCAAGCCAGGGCGAATGATTGAGATTCGGGTAAATGGCGCATTGCTTACAGCAATTAAAACTGAAACCGCTGTCGCTGCTGATTACATAAGTTTTATGGAAGCAGTGACTAAAGCTTTGATGGACCCGGAAAAGCTGGAATGCGAAGCCAACGCCTCCGGGAAAACGATTATACATCCAGGATTCAAAACTTTTGGTTCGATGACGATCAGTAATCCCAGAGATCCTCAATAAAAAAATTAACCTTGATGGTCCCAGCTCCTCGCGATGCCTCGAGGTAATGCTGAATGACATCATCATCAAGATGAGTGTTCCATTTTTCAAAGCTGTGACGTGGGAAATACTCTTCAAAAATATCACGTACAGCAGCTTCACCGGTTGCGATATCAGGAAGCATTCCGCAACGAGTAAGGCATTTAGCAATAAGTGTTGACTTAAGCATCTGTTTTCCTTGCTTGGTATGGGCACCAATAAGGATACCACCACGCCTGATGTGGATAAAAGCAGGCCAAAGCAATAAGAAGTTCATCCCTGTTCTGGTGGCCCGGTGTTTTCCCGTGTATTTCCGGCAACCGCCAGCCTTTTCAGGGCACAACATGCAAGCGCACTCCTTCACTTACCAGTTATGGGTGACAGGTGTGAAACGGCGGAGTGCGCTTGCAGTTGTGGTGAATTGCAGCCCTTAGAGGTAACCAGAAGATAAGCATCTGGCGCCACAACCAAATCACGTAGCCAGCGTGGTACCAGGAAGTAAGAAAGCTGTGAGTAGTCTTGGCGGTACCAGGGTCTTCAACCTGACAAAAGGGGGACGAAGATAATGTTCTACCTCGGTACCGCCCTTTTTTACAAAACAGACAAGGGCATCACCGGGCGACGGGCTCATAACCCAATCCACCCGGGCGGTTGCAGCCGCAGGTGCTCTTGTCTGTTTTGTGGAGAAACTAACTGGCGGTTGCGACCGCCAACTCGAGGGTTAAGACGATGAGTAATGACCGCATGACCGTAGTGCCCGATTTCCTGGGCGAACTGGATGCCGGCGTGTTCATGAACAAGATCGCCGCAGCGTTGAATACCACCGCGCTCGGCGTTCTGAACAACGGCAACAAAGGCAAGGTAGTCCTCACCTTTGATTTTGAGCGTATGGGTAATTCCGTCGAAGAGAAGCGCGTCAAGATCAAGCACAAGCTGAACTACAGCACCCCGACGCCGCGCGGTAAAGCGTCTGAAGAGGACACAACCGAAACCCCTATGTGGGTCAACAAAGGCGGGAAGCTCACCATCCTCCAGGAGGATCAGGGGCAACTGTTCGGGATCACCGGCGCGGTGGACGGAAAGCTTAAAGCGGCTCAGTGATCCGCAGCAACAAATTCACTGATACCACTTCGATCATCAGTTAATAAGGAATTTTTATGTCTCAGTTAGACAACGGCACATTTCAACAGGTAAAAGACCTGGTTCTTTCTGGCTACCATCTGAATGATATTCAGGGTCTGGCATGTCCAACCGCATTGTTACCTCAAGGAACCAGCGTCGAAAGCCTCGAGCGTTTTTCTCTTGAGCGTTTCCGCTTTCGCGGCGCAATGACCACGACCAGCATTGATGACTTCGCTCGATACTCGAAGGGCTACGCCAGCGCCGCCGAACCCGCCCGTTGCTTTATTGACGCTGACAACATGACCGCCCGATCGGTTTTCAATATCGGCTCCCTGGACAATCCAGGACATGCCGATAACGTTGCCGCAATTACCCTGAAGAAAACAGCCCCGTTCCGCGCGCTGCTGCAGATCGATGGTGAACGCCTGAAGCAAAAGCAAATCGCCGAATGGCTGGAAGACTGGAGCGATTATCTGCTGGCGTTCGATGCAGATGGCAATTCGATGCAGATATCCCAGGCCGCCCAGGCTGTACGCCGTATCACTATCCAGCAGGCAACCCAGCAGGATCATGAAACAGGTGACTTCGCAGCTAAAAGTTCGCTCATGCAAAGCGTCGAAGCCAGCAGCAAAGATGTCATGCCGGTGGCGTTCGAGTTCAAGTGTGTGCCGTATGAAGGGCTTGCCGAGCGCCGCTTTAGTCTGCGTAACAGCCTGCTGACTGGTGATGAGCCGAGCTTTGTTCTGCGTATCGTCCAACTGGAAGCCCAGGAAGAAGCGATCGCCAACGAGTTTCGCGATCTGCTGATCAGTAAATTCGACGGTGAATCAGTAGAAACCTTTATCGGTAACTTTAAAGCGTAATTGCTCAGCATTAAATCCCCGGCGCCGCGGGGATTTATTGAAGCGTAATTCCTTTATATATCGCCATCCGGCGAGGGATTCGTGCAACCAAAAATCGTGCGGTGCAGCGCACCAATTAAGGAGAACTAACGATGAGTTTTATCCAGACTCTTTCCGGTAAGAAGTTCGATTATATCAACTCCACCATTGACGATATTGATATCGAGGATATCGCCGGTGCGCTTTCAAATATCTGCCGCTTCGCGGGGCACCTGTCGGAGTTTTACAGCGTGGCGCAGCATTCCGTTCTGTGCAGTCAACTCGTGGCGCCAGAGTTCGCCTTTGAAGCACTGATGCATGACGCGGCAGAGGCGTACTGCCTGGACATCCCTGCCCCGCTGAAAGCATTGTTGCCAGATTACCGCCGGATCGAGACGCGCACGGATCAACTGATCCGCCTGAAATTCGGCCTGCCGCTCGACGAGACATACTTCGTTAAATATGCCGACCTGACCATGCTCGCGACCGAACGCCGGGATCTGGATATCGACGACGGTTCCATATGGCCGATTCTGGAAGGTATTCCACCAACGGATTTATTCGAAATTCATCCTTTGCGCCCCGGCCAGGCCTTCGGCCTGTTCATTAACCGGTTCAATGAACTGATGGAGTTGCGCCAATGCGCCGCCTGAAAGTAAAAGAGCTCGTTGCGGAGGCGCATGCCTCCGTACCGGAACTACCAGCAAAGCATGGGCGGCTTATGAAAGAGGTCGCAACACGACTGGAAGCAACCTATGCAGCGTTAACCGAGTCACTGGCTCGGCTGGATCAGCAACGTGAAGGTAATGTGCAATGACCGTATTCGAATACGTCCAGGCTCATCCCAATACCACCAGCAGCGATATTGCTAAAGCACTGCACAGAAGGACACCTGTCGTGGCCGGCGCACTATCTCAACTCTACACCACTGGCCACATCGTAAAAACTGGCGTTCGTGGTGGTGCACCAACATACCGCGTCAACGATCTGCCATTCGGCTGCAGTAATCCTCTGACGCTGATGTTTAACCAGCTTTTACTGGCAGTTCGCCGGGAGGCCGCCCAATGAGCAACATCGACAAACGCGCATTACGTGAAGCTGCGGAAACGGCATTACCAGCGATGAAACGCCTGCTAATGATGCCTAACGATGAGTTGTTTGATGAGGCGCTGCTAAACGTCGATGGTGATGTTGATGCGGCGAATGCATTCAACCTTCTCGCTGGGCCTGAAACTATGCTGGCGCTGCTTGATGAGCTGGAAGCCGCAAAGCAGGGTTCAGCTAAATGGTTCAAGGCGTTCGAGAAAGCCGTTTCCGTTGGTGCACGGTATGAGGAGCGGATTGCTGAACAACAGCGCAGTTTAGACCACCGCGAATTTTTGCTGTTAAGCGCCGATCAGGTGCAGCGCGAATATGCCGAGGCGCTGGGATGTGCTGGCGATAACGAGTCGATTCTGGGGGCTATCGACGACATGAAGAAGCGCATAGCAGAACTGCGAGACTGGAATGCGGGACTTGCGCAAGAGTCATTCACGCATCAGCAGCGCATAGCAGAACTGGAGGCGAAACTCCAAACCGCTGACAAATTGCAGGATAGCGCGTTTCGTCATGGCCTCCAGCATGGCTTTAGTTACGGACAGACAAACGACCAGGCGGGATTCGAACAATGCCTGGCTGCATATAGCTCGCGGGGTAAAGACAATGGCTAAATCATCAGACGTGCATGACCTGTTAACCGCGTATCAAAAACAGGCGCGGAAAGTACCAGCAAAAGGCGTTTACGCCTCAAAAAAACGCCGCGATGAAGTACAGGCGGCCCACGCAAGAAAGATAATTCGTCAGCGTAAACGCTCTGTTGGGAAGTCCAATAAATTAGGAGGCCGTCGCCGGGCCGAGGTGTTGGCAGCACTGATTTGCGATATGAACTTCTGGGCGCTGATATGCCGCTCTAACCGCCAGATCGCCAATTTGACTAAAGAAGTCGTCGCCGTTGGCATCGGTAAGGGGGAGTGAGATGGAAAACAAAAATTACGACCAGAGAAAAGATTTGCATCTGTGGTTCGGGCTTTCTTATGCCGCTTTTCTTGTGATGCCTCGCGTTGCAATGATGCAAATGCCGCAGGAATGGCAAGAAAAAATGGCGGAACTGCTAAATCAGTATGACGAAACAATTGATACTTCCGCTTTTGGCGTGAAAGGTTGTCGGGTTAATGCATTAACAGGCGACGGAAAGCTGATGAAAATGCCGGAAGAACTGCTGAATTATCGCCACCCACTACCAAGCACGAAAGCAGCTCTACTTAAGGACTAACCCATGACCACTACCAGATTCACCAAAGAGCAGTTAATAGCCAGAATCAATAAACAGATTGATATCAACGCCACGATTATTGAGCGCCTGGGTGATGACTCATCCGCCGTGTCAGAACTGGCAGTTAAAACCGCAACTATGGACATGAAAATATTTGATATCGCGCTGGCATCGCTTACCGCTGAGCCTGTGGCGTATTTAAATGCCGCGGATATAAAAAACGTAGAGGAGCATGTCCTAGCCAGGAGATTGCGCAGTCACGCATGTACCTTGCCCGTCTACACCGCCCCGCCAGCGCCGGTATCTGTGCCCGTAGCTCTGAATCGACTGCGCTCCATAGTGGCTGACCCAAGAGCTTTACCGCGGCGCAAGGAGTGGATTAGTGGGCAGCAATACAGCTATGTGCTTCTTGAAAACGTAGAGGCGATGGTAGATGACGCCTGCCGCGCCGCCATGCTTCAGGGTGCAGATGGTACCCTCACCAATGAAGGTACCATACCAGTCACGCAATTTAAGCCGGTAGCAGACCTGTACGGCTTAACCTCACCAACTGGTGGTGAAACATCGTTCACTTTCGACGCTGTTGAAGCTCGTGATTTCATTGATGGCGGTTGGTCATGCCAGGAGTACGTGGAGCTTGAACGCTTTCAGGAAGCGATAACCAACCATACCGAGGATAAGCTCGCTATGGTTGACCATTCCGGTGACTCCAACAATATGGTTGAACCTGTAACGACGGCTAACAAGTTGCCATTCGATCAGTGGCTTTCGCAGCAGACAGGCACCATTGACGTCGAATGTGGATGCGTGATGACGGAGGTGTTTTTCCACTGGTTGCGCGTTGCGTATGAGGCTGGCAACTATCCGGTTATTCCGGATGGTTACGTAGTGGTGCCGAAGCGCCTAACCGCTGAGAATGGCGCTAAAAGCGTGATGATCGGTGAGTTTTCAGAAACTAAGTTTATAAACTGCCCTGAGTGTTTTGGTGATGATGAATGCGAAACCTGCGACGGTAGCGGAAGAATTGAAATTTCAGTGCCTGTCAGTTGGACGAACATCAAGGCAATCTGGGCTAAAGGTGTTGAGCATTTTGCAGCAGCACCAAAACAGGAGACCTTATAACATGAACAACTTAATGATCGATCTCGAAACTATGGGTAAAAAACCAAATGCGCCGATCGTTTCAATGGGTGCTGTTTTCTTTAATCCTCAATCCGGTGAATTAGGTCCCGAGTTCTATGCGGTAGTCAGCCTCGAAAGTGCTATGGAGTCAGGCGCAGTTCCTGATGGCGATACTATTCTTTGGTGGATGAAACAAAGTGCAGAAGCGCGGGCGGCAATTTGCGTTGATGATGTAATGCCGATCTCCGATGCACTTTCAGAACTGGATCAGTTTATTGTCCGGCACGCCGACAACCCGAAATATATGAAGGTCTGGGGAAACGGTGCCAACTTCGACAATGTCATTTTACGTGGAGCATTTGAGCGTGCCGGACAACTCTGCCCGTGGAAATTCTGGAATGATCACGACGTTCGAACAATCGTAACCCTCGGTCGCACGATAGGATTCGATCCAAAGCGAGATATGCCATTCGATGGCGATATGCATAACGCCCTGGCCGATGCGCGCCATCAGGCTAAATACGTGTCCGCTATCTGGCAGAAATTGATACCGACCACCAGCACTGATATTTGATGTTACAGCCCGGGTGCAGCCGGGCTAAGTGGAGAAACAGCCATGGCAAAGCTAATGAAGGCGAGTCAATGGGGGCGTCGTGAATTCACCAATGACTCAGTTCCTGACAATCGAACTATTAAACGTTGGGTCGAGAATGGTTTACTCATGGGGCGTATCGTGGACGGTTCTGTTTTTGTCTGCGAAACAGAAAAATGGGGTGTCGACTCAATGGTTAGTCAAGCAGTTCGCCAGTTAATTAATGAGGGCTGACCATGGCGGCAAGGCCAAGAAAAAGAGAATACCGACATCTGCCAGACTATCTGGTTTTTGATAAAGATCGCGGTGTTTATAAATTCACACTTATTACCGGAAAGAAAAAAAATATAGGTAAGGATCGGGCCATAGCAATAGCTATCGCCCGAGAGTACAACCTGAGAATGAGACCAGAGCTTTCCCCGTCGGTTGATAATCTCATTAGAGAATCAGGTGGGGTTACTGGAGAAGCCAAACCATTTGCTGAACATGTGGATCACATAATGGCCCGAGCTATTGAGGACGAGCGCCCTTCTCAGAGCACCCTAGATGACTGGAATAATGACGCTCTACGCGTGAAAGAGTTCTTCGTTAATGTTCCGGCCTGCGATATTGATCTGGAGCACGTTAACGCATACATCAATCAATACCATTCCGGCGCGTCTGCGAACGTGCAAAACAGAAAAGTCAGCTTCCTTAAAAAGCTGTTTTCGTATGCGGTCGATGAATCCCTGATGCTTGATAACCCGGCAACCAGGAAGAAAATGCGCAGGACCGAAGAGAAGAAAAGACAACGCCTGTCGCTTGATCATTTCATGGCTATCCGGCGTGCCGCGGAACCATGGTTAAGAACAGCGATGGACTTGGCCCTACAGACAACACATGCTCGCCTCGAGGTATCGAGGATCCGTTATTCAATTCGCGAACCCAAAAACGGTATATGTGGTTGTGTCTGGCTCAATCAGCCAGAGAACGGCATCTATGGAACACTGTACATACACCGCCAAAAGGTACAGAAGAAGGAGGCGTCGCACGTTGCGATCCCCATAGGTGATGAGTTAAAACGCATCATTGATGATAGCCGGGATAATGTGGCCAGCCCGTATGTTGTTCACCGGATCCCAGAACGGCAGGTAAAACGGAGTAAAGAGGTCTCGCATCCCACCCAGGTGGCCCCGGACTATTTAAGCCGCTCATTCTCTGCAGTACGCGACAAGCTCGGGTTATGCAATCACCTCGCTATGGATGAAAGACCTACCTTCCATGAAATACGCGCGTTGGCTGCTCACTTGTTTAATCAGCAGGGTATCGATCCACAAGGACGAATGGCGCACAGTGATGCCAAGTCAACGAAGATTTATACCCAAAACCATATTGATTGGGTCGTCGTTCCTCATGGAGAAATTTTAACGGCATAAGAAAAGGCACCAACAGGTGCCTTGAAATTGAGCCTTTTAACAACGAACTAAGAATGCCCATGCCTCATACCCATAATCATGAGCATCAAGGACTTTTGCGGATTTTCCACGTACCTTGCGGTAACGGCAGAAAACCCAGCGGAAACCTTTTGGTGCCGCTTTTGAAACGATTGATTTCAAACCCATTCATAAAACACCTCCTTACCAAGAGAGATTTTTCCCTTGAACATCTTCCCTGAAGGTGTTAGTTTCAGGCTGTCTATTGAAGCTGTTCACGGTGGTGATGCCTCTCGGATTCATCACCTAAATACCCCTTGCATTGGTTGGCGCCAAGCAAGGGGTTTTTACATTTTGTCTAACTGATAACGTGCGGCCACTAATGATACTCCGCATGCCTCAGCAACATTTTCAGCACCCATCCCTTTTAAAACATTGGCATGAATAGCTGGCACTAATAACTCACCACTAAAACATTTAGCTTGCCACTCACTACTCTCAAAAGGGCGGATTTTTACCCCTGGAGCAGAACGAGCAAAAGCTATGTTCCTGTGCATGAGAAGATGGCCCAACTCATGCGCGGCAGTCATCCTGTCACGACCAACCCCATTCAAAGCACCTTCGTAGATGTCTTCGCGCAGAATTAATAAATGTTCCTGCGGGTACGTAAGTCCATGCGTCTCCCCCATTTCTTTCATCCCGCCGATGTGGAGTTCAAAATCTGGGATCAACTGAGGCAATGCGAACTCAATTACCTCCATAACAGGAAACTTCAGACCTGTAATACCGAAGGTGCTCCGCAGAGATCTGACGATCGAACGTATTGATTCACGATTCTGCGGGGGTACTCGATAATCTTGTCCGCTCAAACTGCCTCCTACTGCTGTTTTCGATTCAAAATCTGTCGTAAATTCCGGAAGTCTTCTTCGTTTAACTCATCAAAACTACGAGCGAACGCAATTGCGACTTCACGAGCGTGGTCGTTCTTACCTGACAAGCTGATCTCTACTGATTGCTGAGAGTCACGAGCTGCACTGATAAGCTTTTCTTTTTGTTTTTCATCCGCATTAAGATAGCCAATGATGCTATCAAGCACGGGTTTAGTGACCGCCCTTTTACCAGTTTCGATTGCTGAAAGATAAGACGAGGTCATACCCATAGCCTCAGCCATGCTTTTAAGCGTAAGCCCCAGGTCTATGCGCATTTTTCTTACTGTCTTACCAAACGGCGTTAACAT